CAGAATATATGATGACATTAATCAATATGAAAGTTTAAAAGAAGAAATTATTGGTCAAAGTTTAGCGGGCGATAATGCTGTCGGTGTACTAACAAGAAAGAAAAAGCAAGAACCAACAGACATAGCTTCTCCTTTTACAGTATATGATGCAAGAGGAAATGCAGCAGAAAATCCTTATTTTGAGATGTTTGTTGATGCAGAAAAAGGTGGAGCGAGTAAAGATTTTACAATTAAATTAGCTCGTAACCAAATAGATGATACAGTTAACAGTATTGTTGATCTTGAAAAGAAAACAGCAACCATGGATCTTGGGTTTATAGATAGAATAAAAGGTGTTAGAAAAGACAACAAGGAACTTGTGTCAAACACTATGAAGACAGAAGCTAAAAACTATTTTGAAACACAACAGTTAACAACGGAACTAGTAGAAAAAATAAGAAATCATCCTAATTTTGCTAGAAACTTTGATGAGGATACAATAACAAATCTGAAGAACAGACTTTTAAATTCTGAAAAAGGTAGTGATGAATATATAAAAGCTAAGACAGATTTAAATATTATAGTATCAGAAGCTATAGAAGACACAGGATTAAATTTAGAAAAACTAGCAAAAGAGCTTGTTGAAAGATCAATTAAAGAGAATAGACAAATACCTGCTTTTTCTCCTCAGTTGTCCAAGAACCCAGTATTACATAAAGAACAAGCTATTACAGATTTAGTTGAATCTATAACAAACCCTACCATTGTTCGTGTTCCAGGAACTAAACAAAAAGTTAATCCTGAAACAGGAAGACCTTTAATGAACATAAGAGGACGAGTAATGGAAGACATCAAGTTTGATGCAAGTATCAATTCTATGGAAACCTTAAACATAATGAGAGCTAAACTTGGTAAAAACGGATACGACGGAGATATAGCTTTCTTAGAAGATAAGGTAAATAAAACACAAAGAGAAATAGGTAAGCTACAAAATAAAATAGATAATCAGTATAACAAGAAAAGATTTGTAAAACTTTCTCAACAATTAAGAAAAGAACTTACAGATCCAAAACTATCTGATGTCTTTCTAAGAACAATGAAGCATGAATCTAAAGAAATGGAATTACCATTAACCAACGAACCATTATTTAAGAATGCTCCTTTTCCTAACTTAAAGAAAGCAAGTCAGTTTTTAGCTAGAAGCAATATAGAGCAAGCCATTGAAAATGGTAAAGAGTTTATTGCTTTTCCATCTAGAAACGATTATGCCTCAAGAAGACAAAGAGGAAATCAACCCGGACAGTTCGAATCAGTTTTTGGTAAAAACTTAGATGAGATTTTAAAAGAGTATGTTAGAAAAGGTGCAATACTTAAAAATCAAGCTATATCTGCGGCAGATAGAGCAACCATTTCAAATCAAGTAGGGAATGAACCTATGAGAGTATTAGATATAAGACCCTTGTTAGGAAAGAAAAAAGAAGCTATACCTAGAATGAGTAAAGGTGGCTTTTTCGAGAAATTTAGAAAGGCAAGCTAATGGCAATAGAACCTAGACAGATAGCAGGATTAGTGGAGAAATCCATGGGAGCAGGTGGTCAGATGATGCCTGAAGAAGATAGTTTACAGATAGAGCTACCCGAAACTATTAATGATTTACCAGAAGGTATAGAGCTTGTAGATGAAGAAGCCGTTGAAGTCCAAGTTGAAGAATATAGACATGATGCCAATCTCGCAGAGGTTCTTGACGATGACGTTCTTGGAGAATTATCATCTGACCTCAGAGCTAAATTCCGTGAGGATGTTGACTCAAGGGAAGATTGGGAAGAGGCGATTGCGAAGGGATTAGGGTTACTCGGTATTAATTATGAAGATCGAAGTGAACCCTTCTTAGGTGCCAGTGGTGTAACTCACCCTCTATTATCAGAGGCAGTTACACAGTTTCAAGCACAAGCTTACAAAGAAATGTTACCAAGTGGTGGACCTGTAAAAACACAAATACTAGGATCACCTACACAAGAAACTGAAGCACAAGCTCAACGTGTAGAAGATTTCATGAACTATCAGATTACTGAAGTCATGGAAGAGTATGATCAAGATACAGATCAAATGCTATTTTATTTGCCTTTAACAGGATCTACATTTAAAAAAGTTTATTTTGATGAAACAAAACAAAGAGCCGTTTCTAAGTTCGTACCAGCAGAAGATATGGTTGTACCATATTCGGCTAGTGATTTAAGAACAGCAGAGAGGGTTACACATGTAGTAAGAATGACGTATAATGATATTCGAAAACTACAAGTAGCAGGAGTATACAGAGATGTTGAACTATCTGAAACAAGTGATGGTGAAGACGAAGGAGCTATCCAAGAACGTGCTGATGAGTTGTTGGGACTACGTCCAAATTACTCTGACGACTCTTATACCTTATTGGAATGCCACGTTGACTTGGACTTGGAAGGTTTTGAAGACATGGATAATCAGGGGAATCCTTCGGGGATTATGCTCCCTTATATTGTCACCCTTGATCAAAGCTCTGGAAAAGTGCTATCAGTGGTTAGAAACTTTAGAGAGCAAGACCCATTAAAAAGGAAGAGACAATATTTCACTCATTTCAAATTTTTACCAGGATTTGGTTTTTACGGCTTCGGTTTATTGCACACAATCGGAGGTCTCTCTCGTGCTGCAACTTCTATATTGAGGCAATTAATTGATTCGGGTACTTTATCAAATCTTCCAGCGGGTTTCAAAGCGAGAGGTGTTCGTATTCGTAACGATGATGAGCCTCTTAACCCTGGGGAGTTCAGAGACATCGATGTCCCAGGTGGAGATCTCAAAAATTCCATCATCCCACTGCCATATAAAGAGCCATCAGCCACATTAGCACAGCTTTTAGGGGTAGTTGTTGACTCTGGAAGACGTTTTGCACAGGTTGCAGATGCAAAAATAGCCGATGTTAACTCTCAAGCACCCGTTGGAACGACTGTTGCGTTGATTGAACAAGGCTCAAAGATCATTTCGAGCATACATAAGCGTTTACATTACGCTCAAAAGCAAGAATTTCGCATGTTAGCCGAAATTTTTAGTGAAAATCCAGTCCCATACCCGTATTTTGTTGGAAATGTACCACCAGAGACCATGCAGGCCGACTTTGATGGACGTGTTGACATACTTCCAGTGTCAGATCCGAACATTTTCTCTATGTCACAGCGATTATCGCTTGCTCAAACACAATTACAACTGGCTCAAGCGGCTCCACAGATACATAATGTACATGAAGCGTACAGAAGAATGTATGATGCACTCGATATTAAGAATATTGATGCTATTTTACCGGCTCCAAAGCAACCTCAACCCGTTGATCCTGCAACAGAAAACGGAAATGCGATGAAAGGTATGCCATTACAAGCGTTTCCAGAGCAAGATCACGAGGCACACGTCAGAGCACATGTGGTAATGCTATCAAGTCAGACATCTCAAGCGAACCCACAAGGATATATTATGTTACAAGCTCATGTACAAGAGCATGTTGGCATGATGGCAAGAGATCAAGTTACAACTTTCTTTCAAAAAGCAGTTGAACAAGCTCAAATGGAAGGTAAACAAGTTCCTCAGATTGATCCAGCAGCCGTTGAAGCGGCAATCGCTCAACAAGTTGGTGAGATCTTGAATGAAATAATGCCTGCCCTAGCTCCACCAACTCCAGAAGATCCGTTGGTAGAAATCAGAAAGAAAGAACTTGAGAATGATACTGCTGAACTACAAAGAAAAACAATGAACGATCAAATGGACTTTCAAATAGATCAAGCCAAGTTACAACAAGCTTATGAACTAGCTCAACAGAGACAGAAGTTACAAGAAAACATTGCTGATGATAGAAATGATGTCAATATATACAGAATTAATATGGCATCAGCTAACAAAGGTAAATAATTTATGATATACTCTGGTTATGGATCCAGTAACTATATCAGTAGCCGTAGGAATAGCAGGTAAAGCTTTTGATGCAATCAAAAAAGGCTTTGCTGTAGGTCGTGATATTGAGCAAATGTCAGGAGACATTGGTCGATGGATGGGTGCCGTAAGTGACGTTGATAATGCAGAAAAACAAGCTAAAAATCCTCCCTTGTTTGGTAAATTGTTTAAATCTGGTTCTATCGAAGAGGCAGCAATGGCTGCGTATGCAGCAAAAAAGAAACTTGAGGAACAAAGATACGAACTCAAGGTATTTTTAAACATGACATATGGCCCACAAGCTTACGATGATCTCCTTAAGATGGAGGGTCAAATAAGGAAACAACGTCAAGAGACAATTTACCGACAACAAAAATTAAGAAGACAAGTGTTTGAAGCAGTAGGATGGTTGTTTCTAGCTGGTCTTATAGGTGGTTGTTTATTATTATTAGCTAGTCTTTTTTCTTCAAAGGTTTATTGAATGGACAGTAATTTTATATTAGATGCATGGAATGGGTTGACTTACTTTGAGGGAATACTCTTTACTTTGTGGCTATTTATCTTATACTATGGTAAATGTTGGATAGATAGTAGGTTTAAAAAATGACGGTGGAGACGTTTCTGAAGTGGAAAATTCTCCCGAGACTAATGATGCTCGCCAGTACTATTATGTCTTGGAGGTGTGCAGAGTGGTTTATGCAACTTGAAGTTCCAACAGCTGCTCAATCTGCTTTTGTTTCAGTCGTTATGGGTGTAATGACGGGTGTCTTTGGTATTTGGATGGGACACGAACATAAGGAACACAAATAATGTTAACAGCATTAATTGGACCAGTAACCAATTTAGTTGGTAAGTTTATTGAAGACAAAGATGCTAAGAATAAATTAGCACATGAAATTGCGACCATGGCAGAAAAACATGCTCAAGAGTTAGCCAAGGGTCAACTGGAAATTAACAAAGCAGAAGCAAGCCATAAATCTATTTTTGTTGCGGGCTGGAGACCCTTTATTGGCTGGACATGTGGAATTGCGTTGTGTTGGCATTTTGTGCTTGCACCTGTTACAATATTTGTATGTGCGTATTTGAACGTGGCTATTCCAGAACTACCGACTTTTGATATGGGTAGCTTGATGACTGTGTTAATGGGAATGCTCGGACTTGGCGGTTTGAGATCATTTGAAAAGTATAAAGGATTGACGAAATAATGGCTAGAGTAAGACAATTTGCAAATGATTTAGGTATAAGCAAGAATCAAGCACAGAACTTAATTAACAAAGGTCGAAGTCGCAAGGACGGAGGATCGCAAATCTTGGAGAATGTAATGAAACCAGTTAAAGCTAAAAATGGTAAATCAATGTCTACGAGAAAAAAATCTGATAAAAAAAATAAAACATCATCAGGTTTTGATAGAGGACGAGCTCCTGTAGGTAAATTTAAGAAACTTGAGGACTTCAACCCAGATGACTATATTGGTGGAAGAGGACGAGCTCCTGTAGGTAAACTTGAGGACTTCAACCCAGACGATTTTATTGGTGGAAGAGGAAGAGCTCCTAGAATGGATTTTCCAAAAGATTACAACCCAGACGATTACATTCAAAGAAGTTTTGGTGGAGCAACAACTCTTTCCAAAGAAGCAAAAAAAATAAAAAAGATGACAAAAAAACCAGATGATCCTATGGGAGATAGGTTTGGTAAGGACAAAGATTTTAAAGTTAGACCAAAATCACAAAAGCCTTATGATCCAAAATACAACCCAGATCAATATCATCCAAAGTTAAATCCTAAAGGTTCAAAGGGTAAACCAAAAGTTCAAAAGAGAAAAGATGGGGGGTTTCCAGATCTAACTGGTGATGGAAAGGTAACAAGAGCAGATATTCTTAAAGGTCGTGGTGTCAAAGGTTTTGCTCGTGGTGGCGGTATCGCTATCCAAGGATTAGGGTTCAAAGGAGTTAGATAGTTGGAAGAACAAGGCTCAGATGCTCCATCCAGTGTAGGTGATGATGCACCTAGTGTTGACGATGGCACTAGTTTTTCAAATGATGCTGCTGCCGCTAATCAATCTGTAACTCCTTCCTATTCTACAGCAGGTGTTGGATTTGGCAGAGACACCTATTCTCAAGTAGATGCTATGAAGGGTGCCTTGGGAATAACACCTACCAATCCTTATGGCTATCAAGGATTCTTTAGTAGAGCTTTTGGAATAGATCCAGAAAATATAGATTACACAGATATATTTGGTGGTAATCAAGCCACTATGAATTACATTGCACAAAAGAATGTCGATGTTTATAGTAATCCTAATAACAATCCTAGTCTTGCAGGATATGATCCTACTCAACCAGCCAATCAACCAAGATCTGGCATACAAAGAGGTTTTGGTTCTCTGCTTAGCCCTGTAGGACAACAAACAGCATTTGGGCAAATAGCTGCACAAAGACCAAACGATCCTTTGGGATCTTTAGCTTTAGGTGCTTTTAGTAATTTAGCAGGATTATCTTTACCCGGAATAATGGCACAAGCTATAGGAAGAGATACATATGCAGCTAAAGGAACTCCTAGCTATAACCCAACAATAGACCCTGCTTCTCCTAGTTTTACTGGCCCGAGTTCTTTGGGTGGTATAGTGGATGCTCTTTCTTTAGCAAGCACTGGCATGACTTCTACTACAGCACAAGAAACATATGGAGCTACTAAAGAAGCAGTTGAAGAAGCTATTGACTATTTTTCAAACCCTAAAGGTGGAATAGAGGCTACTTCAACAAGTGCTGTAACGAGTGTTCCTACAACAATGTCTTCTGGAACAGCATTAGGTAAAACACCTAGTGTAGGTATAGAAACTCTCGATCTAATGGGTCCAACTAAATACACAGAAGACAATATTCCTTTGATATATTAACATGTACATAACAGATTTTTTAAATAAATATAAAAGAGACTTGAATAATAGAATTGATGATATAAGTATTTCATTGACTAGTGGTAGTGCATCTGATATTGGTCAATATAAAGCAATGGTAGGCGAAATA